GCAGGCCGAACTGAAGGGCAAGAAGTACGGCATGAAGGTCACGGGCTACCTCGCCGACCCCGGCACCGTTCACGACGGCATCGTTGCCAACCCCGACCAGGTGAACGAACCCGAAATCAACGCCTACATGAACAACAAGAACACCTCCGTGGAACTCGACCTCTGGGATGAGTTCGTGAACACCGAGGACGGCGAAAAGTTCATGGAAGAAATCGGCGCACCGCGCGCCAAGAACCTCGCCATCTCCACGCAGAAGGCCGTCATGGACGAAAACATGTTCGCCTCTGCCCAGGCTCTCGTCGTGACTACCGCAGACTTCAAGCTGCTTACAAAGTCCGCGAAGGCCCTGAACGAACTCGGCGTGGCTGGCAAGAAGCTCTCCTTCCAGTCCCCGACCATCATGGGCGACATCGCCGAAGGTGGCCTCGCCAAGTTCATCCCGAACGAGAAGATGACGAAGATTTACGAGGATGCCTACCTCGGCAAGTACGGTGGCGCAGAACAGATCGAACTCGCCAACGTGCCGGTCGTCGACACGACCAACATGGACGCGGCCCCGACCATCACGGGCGAAATCGTCAAGGACGCCAACAACAACGTGCTCGGCGTGACCGCCATCAGCGGCATCACTCCTGCCACCTCGGGCAAGCTCCTCGCTGGTATGCCGTACAAGTTGAGCGGCCTCAAGGTTCGCACCGCTGCCGGTATCGAGACCGAGCAGGACTACGTCGTCATTCCGCACATGGAGAACCGCGGCGGCACTTCCGTGCTCGTCATCCCCGAACTGCGCATTGCCGCTCCGGGTACGGGCTACAACAACGCGAACGCCGTCATCGCTGCTGCAACCATCAGCGCTGCCGCTTCCGGCACGACCGTCACGTTCACCCTCACCCCGATGCTCACCGCCTCCAAGCAGTACGTCGTGGGCCAGGTTCGCACCGAGTCCTGCCTCTCCTTCGACCAGTACCGATTCAACAGCCTGCCGGGTTCCGAAGTCAAGGACGTGGGCACCGATGGCAACATCACGCTCAAGGTCATGGAGTTCGGCGATGGCAAGAACGGCGTGAAACTCTTGCGCATCGACCTTCCATACTGTGCCAAGATCTTTAATCACCTCGAGTCCGTCACGACCTACACGCTGGTCTCGTAAGCCTCGCTAAACTCAAGCCTCCTTTGGGTTATGCTCGCCGGATAATTCCGGCGGGCTTTTTGTGGTTTTTCTTCGCGACAAAATGAAGGCATGACCGTAAATGAAATTGTAGACTCCGCTTGCCGCGACCTCTCGATGATTGCGGATGACGAACACGCCGATGGCGCGCTGCTCGACTCTTGCGCGGAACTTCTCAACACCGCCATCGCAGACCTCAACAGCGACAACTACATCGCGTCCAACATTCGCGAGGATGTGGTGACCGCTGCGGGGAGCATCAAGTTCTTTATACCCATTGCAGGCGAAATCACGGCAGGAAACGTCGTGCCTATCGAACCGCCCGACAACATCATGGGCGTTTCGCGTCACGTGGGCATCCGATGGATGCAGCTCCAGCCCATCAGCGTCGAGGACGTGTCCTCGCTCGCTTCGGGTTCGCTCCCGCAGGGCTATGCGTACAACGTGTATGCGGACAAGGCCCCGGACAACTCGACGCGCATGGTGGGTGAAATCAAGATGAACGGCACGGCGGGTGCGGAGTTCAAGGTGTTCTCCGCGCAGAAGCTGCCGCACTACTCCGCAGGCGATACGATTTACTTGTCTCCCCTCTACAAGAACCTCATCCTCTACGCGCTCGAGGCGCGGATGGTGAAGAGGTACAAGCTGTTCGCCTACAAGGAATCCGTCGCGGAGGACTTGCTCTCGGCGAAGGATGCCATCGACAAGAACGCGGCGGTCAATAGGCCGCTCACGAACCTCGGACAGCTAGCAGGATCGTACATGGATGACTACTACAACGGCCTCGGCGGGGTGGGCTTGTAATGGCGGCGAAAGTTACAAATATGCTCGTTGGCGCAACCGACCGCGCGAAATTCGCGGCGGTGCAGGGCAGCGCGTGGAGCAACAACATCTACTACTCGCGCAACGGCAAGAACGAGTACATGGAGAGCGTGCCGGGCTTGAAGAAGTTTGCGATGACAGCGACGAGCGCACCTTGCCGTGGCTCATACGTGAGCACTATCGGCCTGCGCTCGGAATCCTCGCCAGAGGACTTGTTCGCCGTGTTCGGCACGACCTTCTACCGCGTCACGACTGCGGGAACGTTGCAGTCGCTCGGTACGGTAGCCCCCAGCGGTCGCATCAGTTTCGCCGAGACGGGCGGCCCTCGCGCTCTCCTGCTCATCGCGGACGGCGTGAACCTCCAGGCATACGACCTGCTCGAAGGCGGCGCGCTCAAGCCGGTGCAGCTCCCAGAACGCATCACCGAAGGCCGCGGCACGATTCGCCCGACACACGTGGCGGTTGTCGGCGGCTCGATCGTTGTAAACGATGCTGGTAGTGGCTATTGCTACTACTCGAAGGCGTACCCGCTCGCAAGCGATACGCGCACGATGTTCCAGATGCAGGACGGCAAGCCGGTCTATGCGCCCGACGGCGTGACCGTACTCACCGAGGACTTGGACGCGTTCGCGCACGTGTTCGATGACGATTACCACGTGCAGCAATACTTCAACACCGAATCGTCGAGCGACAACATCAATGGCCTCTATGCGGTCGGCCCTACCTTGTACGTGTTCGGCCCCAAGACGGTCGAGATTTGGCAGCGCGGTACTGGCGAATACGAGGACTGGGTGCGCACGTCCTACACCGCGCAAAACTCGTTCGGGCTCGAGGCCCCGTTCTCGGTGGCATCTTCGGGCTCGGTGGTGTACTTCGTAGCGAGCGGTGCGCAGTACGGCAAATGCGTTATGATGGCGACCGGCACATCGTTCAAGAAGATTTCCGAGACGTTTCTCGATGACAAGCTGCTCAAAAATCCAGAGGGGCAGGCATACGGATTCTGCTATTCCGAAGGCGAGCACAACTTCTTCGTGATGCAGTTGCCGGGATGCAACGAGACGTGGGTCTACGATGCGCTCGATGGCGGGTGGCATCAGCGGTCAACCGTGGGCGACCTTGGAAAGGATGTGCGGTGGCGCGCGGAGTCGGTCGCATATTGGCGCGAGAAGTTCTACGCGTTCACGCGCGACGGCCTTGTGTGCACGTTCATGCGAGACTACTTCGCCGAGGACTTCCGCACGGGCGAGACTCGCCCCGTAATTCGCAGAAGGCAGACGGGTGTGGTGGTCGATAACTTCCGACCGTTCACCATCGAGGAACTCGCGGTGGAATGCAACGTGGGGATGTTCGAGGACTACGACACCGAACCGCAGATGATGCTCGAGGTATCGAAGGACGGGGGCCACACGTTCGGAACGGCGAAGGCCGCAGGGCTCGGGCATACGGGTCAGTATTCGCACCGAGTAAGGTGGCGCAATCTCGGGATGAACCGCAAGTGCGTCGTGCGCGTGAGTTTCTCCGCACCAGTTGACCTTGTAATCAGTTCGTGCGAAATTCGTGCGACCGCTACGGAGGCGATGATATAATGCCGAAATTTACCGACGTAATAAAGACGATTGACAATGGCCTGCGTGATGGAATAAACACCGCATTGGATTTTGTTGTTCCTCATGCAAGGAAAGAGCCTTTAAATCCTATGGCCTATGTTCGTGATGTAAACGAATGGTTTGCTCCTGCCGCACAAATGGCTTTAGACGAAATTGAAGGGCGCGAGAATTATCCAGCATGGTCTTATGCACTTGCCTCTATTCCCGTTGTTAGCAAAGTTTCTAAACCTTTAATAAAAGCCGTAAAGCCTTTGACAAAAGCGCAAAAAGCCGAGCTGATAATAAAATCAAATCCGATGGTTGACGATTATCACACCGGAATAAGGAATGCGGAAGATATACTCGATTTTAACGAGGCGCGACAATTTACAATCGATGATATTGGCGATGTAAGCAGTTATCCAGATGTTACTCAAGAAATACTTGATAATGCGGCAAAAACTCGCAAAATAAGATTGTATAGTTCAAGACCTTTCTCCGTTGGGAGTTTTGTTTCTCCTAGCAAAATGCAAGCGCAAGATTACGCTGGTAAAGGCAAAATATACGAAGGGGTTTTCGATATTGACGATATTGCGTGGTTAAATGCCGACGAGGGGCAAATTGCGAGGTTGCCTAAATGAGAAGCGGCATCATCAACGAGACATCCAAGATTACGGACGTTGTGGGAGTCCTCACGGGCTCCTGGTACGAATACGACCGCAACGGATGGCACGTTGTCAAGACTCCGTTCGTGCTCTCCATGAGCGGGAGTTTCGCGGCAGGGCCGGTCGAGTTCCCGACCATCCCGAACCGCTACGGCATCGCGCGCTGGGCGAACAACACGGCGAGCGGGAACATCCTAGTCAAGCCGAAGCAGACGAACATCGTGCTTCCGCAAAACGCATTTGTGGACATCACCATCTACGGCATCGAGGAAAAGTTATGAAGAACGTAAAGGACGAAAAGAAGAAGGGCGAAGGCAAGGAGGACATCTACGCCATTCGCGACAAAATGAAGAAGCTCCAGGAAGCCATCGAGGACTACATCGACAACATGGAACTCGACGGCAAGGAAAAGGAGAGCGACAAATGAGTTGGATTAACGACCTCGCCGATGCTCTCGGGTTCGGCAACAACAAGCAGACGGACGCGGCGCAGCGTACTCTTGACGAGATGCTCGCGCGTGCGAACGGCGTGTCCGCGCAGAACCGCGGACTCATCCGCGATTACTACGACCAGATGAACGGCACGTTCTCAGAAGGTGCGAGCAAGTACAACGAGGCGGTCGCAGCCCTCGCGGACGCCATCGCGCATCAGGGCGACTACGACAAGACCGTGGATGACTTCCTCGACCCCGCACGTGAACAGCGCGTGCAGGCCGCGATGAGCGCAATCAACAACAGCGCAGCGGCGGGTGGCAATAGGTTCTCGTCCAACTACCTCGACAAGGTGGCTGCGAAGCAGCAGGCCCTCGCGAGCGAGGAATGGCGCAGCGCATACGACCGCTTGATGCAGGATAGGCAACAGCAGCTCCAGCAGGCGCAGACAGGAGTGCAGAACCTCGGCACGATGGCGAACATCTACGGCAACGACCGCAACAACTTGATGCAGGCGTTGAGCGATTACACGAGCAACATGGCGAACCAGAACAACGCCGACTTGCAGATGGCGACGGATGTCATGGGCCAGAAGGCGAACCTCGACGCGAACCGCAAGGGCGGATTCTCCGCAATCCTCGACGGCCTTGCGCCGGTCGCGGGTGCGGTCGCCCCGTTCTTTGGAGGTAAAGTATAATGCCTCTCTCAATCAACTTTAGGTGGAATGTTCCCGCACTCGACAAGCCCGAACCCGAGGCAATCCGCTCTGGCTGGAAGTCCGCGATGAACGACATCGGCGAGACGGGCCGCTATCTGCGCACCCGTGCCGACATCAACGAGCAGAAGCGCATCGCCGAGGAAGATAGGCAGCGCAGGATAGCCGAGGAAGAACGGCAGAAGAAACTCTACGGCGACGCTGCGAACAGCATCCGTGGCAAGGTCGCCGAACGTGCGGCACTCGTCAAGAGGCGCGACGAAATCAAGGCGCGCATCGCTGAACTGAAGGGAACGGGCAATGGCTAGTTTTTCGCAAGTAGTGGAACTTCTCGGGAAGGTCGCGTTGCAGATGCTTCCGGGCATAATGCTCGGCGGCGGGAACTTCTCGCGCGCCATCGAGAAGGCCGCAGCGAAAAAGGGCTTGAAGGGTGCGGCGATGACGTACCCAGGACTCACGCGCGAGTTCGTATACCCCATTACCTACGTGGCGAACTCGCCGACGTGGGTGGAGAACCACACGCTCGACCGCAACATCGCGCCCGAGGCCCTGCGCTCGCAATCCCTCGAAGAACACAACCGTGCGCTCATGGAAGGCGGAGAAGCTGCGGAAAAGTCCTTGCTGTCATGGTGGCCCAACGAGGATGGCACGGTGCGCCAGAACCCGACACCGGGTTCTTCTGCCGTTTCGGGCGTGAAGATTTTGCCGAACAACAAGATCCAGGTGCAGTTCCGTGGCGGCGGCAAGTGGTACACGTACAAGGGCGGTAGGAATCCGCACGAGGCATCTATGGCGGCAGAAGAACTATTGACTGCCCCGAGCATCGGTCGAATGATGAACCGCAACGGGAAACTCCGTCACTTGAGCCCGACGGACAAGGACGGCGAAATCGACAAGAATGTGGGTGCATGGGCGCGCAAGTTTTACGACCCGAACTGGTAAGAGGATATTATGAGCGACTTTGGATTTAGATGGGCGGGTGCTCCCGCGATGCAGAACGGCGGCGAGGCTGCGGCACTTGCCGGACAGCAGGCCACGCGTGACGCGAAGGACAACGAACTTGCGCAACTCAATGCAGAACTCGCGCAAGTCGAGGCGCAGATTGCGGAGTTCGACCGCATGAACCCCGGCATAGCCTCGGGCGACATCGACATTGCCGCGACGATGATGGAGGCGGGGAACTACTCCCCGTACCAGCAGGCGGTAAACGCCGAAATCGGGCGCAGGCAGATGGGCGAAAGTGCGAAGGCCGGAGCGATGAGCGGAGTGTGGAACGGCATCGACAACGCGCGCAACGCCCTCGCCGGATACGCGAAGATGAGCGACGACCAGCGCGCAGTCGCTCTCGACCTTGCGCGAACTGAACTCGACAAGGCGAAAAGGGCGGCGAACGGGTCGGAACTCCCGCGCGAATACTACGACGTTCTCGCGAAGATTGACAACCCGGACACGGGAGACGGCATGAACAATGAAACGTATTGGCGCAACTCCTTCACGGCGAAGGTTAGCAAGAATAACCTTCACGACAGCGACATCGTTGAACTCAAGGAATATGCAAACAAGAATCCGAACAAGGAACTCACCGCGAAACTCTACGCGATTGTACGCGAGTTTGAAAAAAGCACCGTAGAAGCAGGTGGACGCAGAAGGCAGGCGAAAGCGAAGGCGAAAGAAGATGCAAAGAATTTCGCGTCAAGAACCGCGAACATGACCGAAGCCGAACGCAACCTTGAATACAACAGCGCGAAGGCCAGCGGAGAAAAGTGGACAAACTTCTTCAAGATGCTTAATGGCAAGTTGGTGGAGGACGTGAAATAATGGCTAAATACTCCGACATCATCAAGAACGTGAACGAGAGGGCCGCAGCGGGCGACCTCTATCTCGACCCGCGTCTTGCCGCAACCGCGGAGAATGTTTACGCGCCTACCGACGAACTCGCGGCAGACTCCATCATTGCGCAATTTCCCAATCAGTTCGAAGGCGTGAAGGCCGCCGGCGAAAAGGCGATAATTCCAGACATCAGCGTTGCCGCATCTCTTGTCGGATTGAACGACATCAAGGACGGCCCGACAAAAGAGGAACAGTTCATCGACCTATTCCCGAAGAAGCAGAAGGAATGGAAGGAGGATATTGTTGCAGACGAACGCCTCGGCAAGCGTGGATGGGAAAGCATCTACAATACATGGAAGGCCGCAAGCGTTTCGAAGATGATGCGCGACATTGACGAGAATCGCGAGAAGGTATTGAGCGAAGGTTCTTCCGTCGCAAGACTCCCGATCGTCGGCGATGTAGACATCGGCGATGCTGGGAAATATATCTCGCAGGGCGGAAACTTTCTTTCAAAGATTTTCACGCCCCGCAGATACGAAGCCATTGCTCGTGGCGATGACCCGAGTTTCACGGACACGGTAGGCGATATTGTCGAGAATGCCGCGTACATGATACCGGGTGCAACTTTCGGCAAGATTATCTCCGGCGCAAACAAGGCCGCGAATGCCGCGAAGTTCGGGCTCGGTATTGCTTCCGCTCCTGCAATTGCGGAAGTTTTTGACGAAGTGACTCGCGGCGACGATGACCCGAACGCAGACCGCAGGAACTTTTCGTGGGGTGACGTGCTTATGGGCGCGGCGACGAATGCTGCAGTAAATCATGGCATTGTTCGTGCTATGGGTGGCTTGTACAACACCGCGCTCGGTACTGCACAAGGCGGCGTTCGTGGAAAGATTAGAAACTTTGTCGACAACATCGGCAAGTCCTCGTATCAGCAGGGCAAGGATGCGCTCGCGAAGGCTTCCGAGGACGCAAAACTTCCGCGCGTCGGTGAAGGTCAACTCTCGCCCGAAATCCTGAACGGCGGTGTCGGCGGTGTCCGCTCCATCGGAGAGGCAGCCGGAAAGCAGGCCGAGGATTTCGTGAAGTTCTCGCAGATTGTTGACAACTTGAACTATATGCCCAAAATGTCGAAGGGCGCAAACATGAGCGATGTCGTGGACTATCTCGCGGAAACTCCCGAAGCGAAGAGCCTCGTGCAGCGCGTTCTCGAAGGGCCTTATGCGAAGGACGCGATGAACCTTTTGCGGGGAAACAAGTTGACTCCGCGCGAGAAGGCTAATGACATCGCACAGCAGGCCCTCGGCACTTATGTCGTGAACAAGTACGGCAGCAGGCGCGATGCGGACGTGATGACGCGAGTCCTGGGCGGTGCGACCTCCGGATTGTTTAGCATGGCCGGAAAAGAAGTTGACCCGATGTTCGTGCAGAATTTCACGCGCCAGGAACACGAGGATTTCGAGAACGAGGAAAACCGCAGGAAGGTCGAGAAGGCCGTCAAGGGCGAGAACCTTTCCGATAATGACAAGAAGTATATCGAAATCGTCAAGAACAACCCGAACGTGATGAAGTACGGCTACACGTCGGACGATGACCCGCAGGGGCGCAAGTTCAAGATGTGGCTTTTGGAGCGCGGCAACAAGTTGCTCGCCGAAACGGGTCTTGTGCGTCCTACATGGGAGGCTAAATAATGAACAACATCCAGAAATTCAAGAAGTTTTCCGCGCGTTCCAAGTCGGCATTTTCTGCGCTCCGCGAACGCATCAAGAACGACCGCGAGATGCTCTCGGGCAAGCAGTGGAGCAAGGATGACGACAAGTTCATCGACGTGTCGCGCAACCGCATCACAATCAATGTGATTGCGAACCAGACGCACTCGGTCGCGAACTCCTACTCCGCTTACCCGTTCACGTGGTACACCGGCGATGATAAAATCGACGAGGAAATCGACAACTTCTTCGCGCACGATGCCAACCGATTCGCAACGCAGGAGGCCCTGCTCGACTCCGTGTCCTTCGGGCTCGGCGTTCTTGCGCTCGGTTCCGATACCGACGCGAACGGCAACGAGATTCCCGTCATCTACTCTGTGTCAGACATCGACCGAATCCTCCTGGACCCTGATAGCACCGAACTTGATGGTAGTGATAGTATGGAGGGGGCGTTGATAGACTACCGCTCCCGCGAATGGGTGCGCGTGCATATGGGCTCGCAGTACGTGCCGAGCGAGGACGCGCAGATGATCGTGGGCGACGGTGCGGGATGCTCCAACCTCGTGCCGATTATCACCTACTACTGGCTCGATACCGACGGATGCCACGTGACGACATTCATCAACGACCGCGAGATGGTCGGCGAGGAAGATGCGCCCGAGCAGGTAATCCCCATACACCGCATCCCGCTGTTCCCGGTGTGGGGCGAGCGCACGTGGGATGGCGACAAGAAGTCCTACACGGGGCTCGTATCGAAGGCGAAGGAAATCCAGCGCATCGTGAACATGGCGTTCACGCAGCTTGGCGAACGTCTTGCGCTCTCTCCCAAGCCACAATGGGAGGCTAGTGTCGAGGCCGTGAAGGGGCTTGATAAGTATTATAAGCGCGCGGGAACGGGTATAAACCCGCTCATCCTTTACAACCGCCTTGCAAACAATAAGAAAACCGAACTCAAGCCTCCGCAGCGTTTCGACAACTCGGTGCAGTTCCAGGACGTGTCGGGCATCGTTCAAAGTTCGCTCGGCCTGCTCTCCAGCATTACGGGAGTTGACAGCAAGGGCCTCGCGGACACGTCCACCGACGTTACTGCGACGGCGGTCATGTACACGAGCAAGGTGTTCCAAAACAACGTACGGCACTACTTCCAGCACCTCCGCACAAGTTTCAAGGCGTTGGGCGACACGGTGCTCTCGCTGCTAGGTCATCCCGACGTGAACGTGGAGGTGGCGCAAGGCCCCGAGGAATACATGGAACTGCAAGTCGCGCGTCAGGAACTCGCGACCCTCGTGGGCGTTGTCGAGCCTGCGCAGAAGCGCAGCATCGTGAATGCCATCTTGCGCACGCATCCCGACAACGACATCCTCGCGAACCTCTACGCGGAACTGAACGCGATGCCGCAGCCGACCGAGATGGAAATGCAGATGCAGGACACCATCGCCAAGATGAAGGAAGCCATCGACGCGAAGGACAAGGAAATCGTGCAGCTCACGGCGCAGGTGGATGCCTACGAGAAGTCGAGCGCGGATTTCGACAAGTCCTTGCAGGCCGAGTTCCTCAAGGCCCGTCAGCAGCACGAGTTCCGCATGGAAGAGAACGCGCAGAAGGCGATGCTCGACCAGGGCGGCGATGCGGTCAAGAGCGCGGCAGAGGCTGACAAGGCGCAGATGGACCTGGAGCAGAAGGCGGTGCAGCTAGAGGCTCAGAAGGTCAAGAGTGCGACCGAAATCATGAAGGCAATGGGAGTGTAAGATGAAGATTGGATTCAACCCCGGTTCTATTGTTGACGCGAACGGAGCACCCCTTCAAGGGCGCGTGCTCGTCTATATTCACGACAGCCTCGAAAAGAAGAGCATCTACACGTTGCAGGGCTCGGAGTATGTCGCGAGCGAGAACCCCGTCCTGCTCGACACGACGGGCCGCATCCCGACTACCTTGTTCTTTGACGTTGGCGTGGTGGACGTGCTCGTGCAGAAGTACGTGGGAGCGCCCGGACAACTTGCGGACGAGAGCCCAGACGAGGACTTCGAGGACTTCGACCGCTTCGAGGCTGGTTTCGATTTCGACCCCGAGAAGGAAGCCTCGCGCACCGTGGAGACCATCGCCGACTTGAAGGACATCGAGAACCCGTCTGGAGTCGTGCGCGTGAATTGCTACACGACCCCGGGCGACACGTTCCCGCGCTATTACTTGTGGAATCCGAACTGCACAGCAAGCGAGGACGGCGGGTGCGTCATCGCAGACACACACGACGCGAGCGGTATGTGGTGCTATCTCTGCGAAGGCGACAGCATCAAGTCCAGCGTGTACGGCATCAAGCCCGGAACGGACGAGGCGAACCTCGGCGCATTCTGCGCTGCTCCTCTCGGCGTGAGTGGCGATTATGTCATCACCTACCCGACCACGTTGTACATGGAGAGCGGAACGTACACCAACGGAAACTCGTACAACGTGACGAACGGGCGCAAGACGTTGTTCTCGTGCAGGGCGAAGTTCACGGCATCCACGTTCTACGGGCTTGACTTCGATGTGGACGGACACAACCTGGACTATGTCGCGGACTTTTACATCATGAGTTCGGACAAACGGACAAAGGTGCGCGCCCGTTCTTCGTGGTTCAGGACGGCAACGTACTTCTGGACGTGCGGCGCAGGAATCTTGAATCTTGATAGAACGAACTATTTTGAGTTTGACTCGATTGGCTCGATGGTTGGCCCGATGAACGCGGTCATTATCGGTTCTTTCAATCTGTATTCCCCGACATTCGTAAATGGCGGTTATCTTGACTTCACGAACTGCACGTTTATTGGCAGGGCTATTTTTGACAAGAGCAACCTCCGCGCACGTTTCAACAACTGCAATTTCAGCGACTATCTTTTCAGCGGTGCGAACTACAACAACGTAGACTTCGGCACGATCGCCGGAGGTCACAAGATAGAGGTCGACTCCTGGAAGATTACCGACGCGCAGAATGCTGACGTGTGGCTTGCGTGGGCAAACGCGGTGGGAATGTCCATCGTCGATTTGTGCGGGCGGTCGGTCACAACCCTATACAACAGCAACATCTCGGAGTTCCGCAACGGCGTGTTTTTGGGTGGTACGGTGTCGACGAATGTCAATGTCAAGTTTACGGACATCGGCGGTTCGGTTTCCGTCTACCCGATGAGCGGCGGCAAGTCGCTCACGCTCGACCATTGCAACAGCGTGAACATTGCGAGCGACATGCCTTTCTCGTCTATCGTAGTGCGCGATTCGAACGTGGTGGCGAACAACGGCATCGACAACAGCGTGACATCGTACTCGCAGGACGGCGGTGCGGTGAGTGCCACGTTCAAGTGCGCCGGATGGAACGCATCGGGCGGGACTCACGCGAAGGGAAAGGAAATCAGCCTGCGAAACGTGGTCTTGAGTATCGGCAACTTCTCGTGGTTCGACAACGTGACGATGAGGGGCTGCACGATTGACAACCCGATTCACGTCATCCCTTATGCGGAAGAAAACGACCTCCTGCTCGAGTGTACGTTCGTCGGCAACACGTTCGGCTCGAACGGCTATATCGCGTTCGGCGATTCGTCGGTAGGCAATGCCGACATCTACGGCGTGAAGGTGAACTCACTCGTCATCAAGGACAACGAGTTCTACACCATCGGCAACGGCGTGATGATGCCGTTCTTCTCGAACAACGCGTTCGAACCGTACATCGCCCCGCTTCAGGAATTGAGTGCGACCTACTCCGGCAACGTCGGATCCTGCCCTGCCGAGTCAATCGAATACGGCCCTAACGAGATGCAGGATTTTTTCGTTCAAGACCAGGGCACATACAAGCGCAGCCTAGCCGTGCGCCGAGTCTGGAACTTGAGCCATTACGCGGTGTTCGAGCACGGGTCGGGCTTGCAGATTGCAGCGGACAACACGCAGTCCAGATTCGTCACGCCGTACCTATACCACGAACGCAACGTGGAGAACGCAGGCGACCAATTCGACGTGTTTTTCGCGGTAAAGACCAATGACTACGCTGCAACATCCATTTTTAAGGCTTTTGACAAATAGGCCAAAAGACTCGCGACAAAATGATAGACAAAGAGGAATAAATCATGAGTTTCTACAAAGAAGTACCCGGTCGCAAGACAACCCTTGAATCCACCCTCAAGTTCGACACCGAACCGAAGGCAGGCTCGACCAACCCCGTCACTAGCGACGGCGTAGCCACAGCCATGGACACCGCATCGGATGCGCTCCAGGAGAAAATCGACGACATCGCGGAGAAGGCGGGCTCCGGCTACATCCCGAAGGGCGAGGCCGATGTATCTACCCTCAACGCCCTCACGGGTCAAGAGAACGGCTGGCTCTACACGCTCACCGATGACGGCACATTGACCGACGGCTCCATCGCGGTGGTCGCTGGCGATACGGTGGCGTGGGATGATGCCAACAGCGTATGGTACAAGGCAATGAACTACGCCCCGGCGCAGTACGGCACGAACGAGGTGCACAACCTCCCGACCACCATCACCGCCTTCCGAACGGGTGACGTGATACCTGTGGACGGACCAAGCGGCCCCGCCAAGATGGAGAAGGATAATTTGTTGCAAACCGCTGCAAATTATGCGGTAAATGAAGGAATAGCAGCAAAAGCAGCGACAACCGGAACAATTACCGACCTAAACCTTGCTGTCATTGAAGGCTATATTGACCGGCGGGATGGTTCCGTGAGCACTGCATTTGGAGACTCGCACTGCACTGGGTTCGTTGATTTGGAAGACTATGCGGATACCGCTTTCTATATAAACGCAAAGGGCGGTTACTATGCTTGCATTTATGCCTTGTATGATTCTGCAAAGAATTTTATCGCATCTTTTGGCATCAACGATGGCGGATACATTACTTGGGAAGGTAAGAAGATTAACGTACACGGAATCTTGGCAAGTTATCCGAACGCAAAATATATCCGTTTTAGTGCTTGGCCCGAAAACAACGAAGGCTTCGGCACTTTGTTCGTTGGCACTTGGGATGTAGATACGATAGAATCCGTGCGTACAGAACTTATCACGAAAATATCAAAGGACACGCAAGATATTGCAGACCTACGAGAAGAAGCCCTGCCTACTGCTGGAACTACTACTGACTTGGGGCTTACATTTACAGAGGGTGAGTACGTCAATAAAACCGACGGAACGTTTCATTCCATTACGAATAGCACTAGAAGCGACTATGTAGACCTTGACAACTTTGTCGGCAAGACTTTCTCAATTTCTGCGGGTTCGGGTTCACAAGTGTGCATCTATGCAGTATATGACAAGGACAAGAAGTTCCTGAACTCCTACGGAAAGGATGCTCCTCCGGGTCAATACATCACTTGGAATGAACACAAGGTGACGTATTCGTCAATTTTGGCGAATGACCCTAATGCAAAGTATATCGTATTCAGTTCGTGGCCTACTAACTTGACAAGGGCTTTGTGGGTCGGGGAATTTGAAAACAACACTACGCAAGATGAAATAGACAGACTTGATTCTAGTATAGATGACTTGAAACCTACCACTGGAGAAGTAGTAGACCTTGGCCTCGTTTTCGTTGATGGAGAGTATGCAAAGTCAAGTGATGGAAGTTTTACATCGTATTCGGGAAGCAAGAGAACGGACTATATTGACCTCAACGATTACGAAGGTAAGACATTCTCCATATCGGGTTGTGCTGGATATTACACTTGCCTTTGTGCGGTGTATGATTCTTCAAAGACTTTCTTGCGATCTTACGGAAAAAATGCGGGTGGATACATAACTTGGGACTTTGAAAAGGTTAGCGTTGCGACTATCAAATCCGCAGACCCGAGTGCTAGATACATCGTATTCAGTTCGTGGCCTGTATCCACAAAGGACTTGTTTGTCGGTGAATTTGTCTATGATACTATAGATGAACTTTTCCAAAAGATTGAAGCGAAGGATACTTTGTACGGCAAGAAGTGGGTGGCGTGCGGTGATAGTTATACGCAGGCGACCAACCTTGGGACGGCAGGGTTTGACCCCGTTATGGGCATATATAAATCTTACGCCTGGTGGATTGCGCAGCGCACGGGCTGCAACCTTGTGATGATGGCAAAGAGCGGCGAACGTATCCACAATGACCCGAACTCTACAAACAAATTTACTCCCGACAGGTATAAGACAATTCCAACGGACGCCGATATTATTACGCTTTCGTTTGGGCTGAACGAAATAAATGTTGATATTGGCGACTCTTCAAGCACGGACAACACTACGCTATGGGGTGCTTTTAACGAGGTGCTCGGGTGGATTATGAACAACATACCGAAGGCGAAGGTTGGCATAATCATTGCAGACGGATGGATGCCTACCCGCATCGCCGACGCTGAAAGGGCTATTGCGGAATACTGGTGCGTCCCCTGCCTTGACTTGAAGTATGACCCGGATGTGCCGCTTGGAATTAGTGGAGACATTGCCAGCGTTCCGCAGGTGAGGCCAAACACCAGCAGCCTGGCACAAGCACAAAGAAACTCCGTGTTTGCCGACCAGAGTACGCACCCGAACGCGGATGCCCACGAATACCGCTCCACATTTATAGAGGCTTGGATGAAAACATTGTAGTTTGTATAAACTAAACTTTTACGGAAAACTTAAAACGGAGGACTCCCCCTATGCCTTACAACCGACAAATACCCGATGCGCCCGATTGCGATGCTGAAGGCTGGAGCCACGAAAGCAAGGGGATATGATGGAAGAGAAACTCGTCACGGCGATGAACCTTCGCGGAAATTCTCTCATATAGGAGTGACCGATGTCTACCGAATCCACACAATGGAGGAAGTTCCTCCAGCCAGTAGTAACCGGGCTCGTCGCACTGATGGCGGCGGGCGTAGGTTACTTGCAGTATCTCCAGCGTGGCGAGAGCGAGAAACGTGACTCCCGCATATCCGTGCTGGAGGTGCAGATGTCGGAACAGGTCAAGGATATGGACAAGTTCAAGGTGCTTCTCTACGACATACGGAGTGACGTGTCGTTTATCCGTGGGAAGATGGAGAGTAAGTAGAATGCTAGTCCTTGTGCGCGATGCCTTCACAGAAACGGCCATTCTGGGCCGTCTTTTCTTTGGTGGTACTTGCATCTGCTATACCCTTGAAAACCGCTCAAAGGCTATCCCATGCGGCACGTACAACATCTCGAACAGCAGGAGCCCGAAGTTCAAACGGGAACTACCGCTCATCTACGGATACAAGGTCGCGGAATCGCGCGGAATACGAATCAACGCGGGGAACACCAGCAAGGACTCGGCTGGGTGTGTTCTTGTCGGTATGGGCCGCGATACGGTGGCGGGTTCGCTCTCCGAGTCCAAACTTGCAGAAACGATGGTCGCGATGCTCTGCAGAGCCATCAGGCACTTGTGCATTACGGAGTTGGGATGATTATCCACATCCCCCTCGAGACCCCGAGCAAGAAGAACTCCCGCGTTGTCGATCGTCGCACTGGGCGCACGTTCCCGAACAAGCGATACACCGAGTGGCACAAGGCGGCTGCCATCTACGTGAGGCAGCAGAACGCGCACCCGCTTGACGGAGGTCCATATTCTTTGCGCCTTGAGTTTTGGCACGGCGACAAAATCCGCAGGGACAGCGATAACGGAGTGAGCAGCATCTTGGACTTGCTCGTTGATTGCGGGATAATTCCAGATGATAATTGGAAAATCATAAAGGCCATCCACGTCCGCAACGAATACGCGAAAGGTGCGCCCGGTGTGTGGATTGCTCTTGTGCCTCTTACGGATGGCGAGGAATTGTACTTCAAGGCGTTCCCAGGCCATCCCGATTGTTGTATTGGAGGGCCGCACCCCTTGACGGATGCGGAAAAAATGAGTATATTGTAGGTATTGTGTCGAGCCTTTAGGCTAAAAAGCCAACCCCTTCGCGGGTTGGTTTTTCTATTTTTCCTTCTGCTCGTCGTACCATTCCTTGTAGTACGTTCGGATGTGTTCCTTGTGTTCTCCGTAATAAGCCTTCTTGCGCTCCTTGTTGCGCTCGTACCACCGTCTATTCTTTTCGCTTACCCTATCCTTGTGGCGTTGATAGTAGGCGCGGTTGGCTGCGTTGTGCGCGTCCTTGTAGCACTTGTACTTGCGCGGCTTGGGCTTTATGCACTTGCCTCGCTTGATTGCCCTGCGCAGTTTCGCGGACGTTTTTGCCTGCTCCCAGAACTGCGCCTCCTCGGGTGAATTTACCCCGAACGCGGCCTGGATACTCCGCAGCTTGACATGCTCGGAGAACGTGAGGGTGGGCTTGCGTCCGGCCTTCATTTTTCCTCCCGCATAACTCGCCTATATTCTGCCGCGAGTTCCTTGTTGCCGTCGTCCGGGATTTGCGCGAACACATCGTCGGGTATGTTCGCGAGTTGCCCTAGTCCGTGTTCTATAATATCGTAATTGTACGACAACTTGCCCATCCTCGCATATTCGCAGGCCACCTCCTTGTCTGTAAAGAATTGGCAATCAATCTCCCAGCACGACGTTTCGATATTTACGCCAATCTTGCGGACGGCATACACTTGTTTAGCCTTATTTCTAATGGCAAATTGCAGTAATTGCTTTTCGTAATTGTTCGCGGCCTTCAATGCAATATTGTTTAAATTGGTCTTGCAATTATCAATGATTTTGTCAAGTTCCTTGTCGGACTTCGGCAAGTCCACGTGTACCGATATTTTCTTGCTCATTTATCCTCCGTGAGTAGCGTTATCCCGTGCCGTTTCAGCACGTCCTTGAGTCGCTTGTTCTCCGCCATCAGCTTCTCGTATTCCTCCAGCGGAATCTGCGCGTAGAGGGGCTCTGCTTGGGTTTGCCCTGGGTGGAGGGGGTAGTGCTTATCGTTCATTTTATTTCCCTATTCCGGTGTTGAAAACTGGTCTTGATGGAAAATCTCGTAAGTTCCATCCTTTCGTTTCTGCGTTGCGACAATCGTAATCATATTGCCATCAACATCAATGGCTAGAGTTACATTAGGTAACTTGAACGTGTCAAACCTTTCCATTATAATTTTCACTTCGCCTCCTTTATTTGTTTAGGCTTGTCAAGCAGCACACTCAGAATTTCATTCACCATCTGATCGTAATTTTCAAAAGAGTAGACATGCTCCCACATACCGTAACCGATTCTGAACTTTTCCATTCTTTCGTTGAGCTTATCCCTTATCGGCTTTATACAGGAGAAGCCCTTGCCAAACTCGGAAGGCCCATACTTGAGAATCTTACTTCCGCTGATTCCTGGACCCAGTGCGTACCTCGGTATTCTTTCGGTCTCTACAATCTCTTTGGTGATACAAGCAATCTCCCCTAAAGAGCAGATGAACCTATTAGTGAACGGGTCTCCGTGCTGTAAAAGCTCATTCAACTTTTCACGTCTTTTCGCGACGGCAATCTCGCCAGAAGTCATAATCTCCGGGTCTTTTCCGGGTATTGTCGGCATACCTTCCATCACTTCGCCTCCTTGAATTTCTCGGCAAGTTCCAGCCAACACCTGTGCCAGTCCAATGCCCACTGCTCTTTCTTGTAAAAGGCATTGTCGCCAAACCATCTTGCACGTAGTCTGCATATACTCGCCATCGCCAAGCACCGCTTGTACTTGTGGTGACGTGCATTCTTTACGCCTCGTTCGGAAATGCTGCAACACTCGTTGCTCGCCAATTCAAGGCTGTGCTTTAGTTTCATAATCTCCATCAAGAGTTGCTCGACTTCCTTCTTGTGGCTTTCCTCCAAGTCCGCAATCACCTTGTCGGCTTCGGACTTGAGGTAGTAAGGACGTGCTTCGTTTGATAGCAACGGTCCACAATATCCTCTCGGGAAAACCTCGTCAATGTCGCAGAATATGTGTTCTTTCAGTTCGCTCATCAGTATTCCTCCGCTTCCTTGCGAGTCCTGAAGAAATGGAACCCGCTGGCGCATTCTACGTTGTACATAAGGTTGAAGTCCTTGATTTCGATTTCCTGCCCGAGTCGGTACTCGAAGGTATTGTCGTATTGCGATTGCAGGACTTCGTGTCCGTCCATATCGGTAATCTTCGCACGGTTAGTACGGCACTTGCGGCCGTTGATGCAGAACACAATCGCGCCTGCGGGAATCTCGGCAGTGATGACCACGCCTTCATTTGTTTTCTTGTATCCCGTGAGCGGCTCGGTGAGGATTTTGCCGAGACGGAATTCGTCGGCCCCGCTCAAGTCGGCCCCGCTCAAGTCGGCCCTGCTCAAGTCGGCCCTGCGCAAGTTGGCATCGCTCAAGTTGGCATCGCTCAAGTCGGCCTCGCTCAAGTTGGCCCAGCGCAAGTCGGCCCCGCTCAAGTCGGCCCCGCTCAAGTCGGCCCTGCTCAAGTCGGCCCAGCGCAAGTCGGCCCCGCTCAAGTTGGCCATGCGCAATTTGGCCCAGCGCAAGTCGGCCTTCATATCTTCCCAGCCGTCAACGTCCTCGTGAATCCAGTGCTGGTGCTGTTCGACGATCTTGTTTAGTTCTTCTTGTGTCATTTGTACTCCTCCGCCTTTGCTCGGCAATTATGTGCGACTTTTCTCCAATTATCAATCATACGTTCGCATTTTTCTTCAGTCAAATCTTCATCAGTTATCACATTAAAGTAGTCCTCATAGTGTTCAAGGCATTTTCGCCAATAGTCCATTTCGCACACCGCCCAATTATCACATACCTTGTACAACGCACGTTTCAGCCTGCGGTTTTTTATAGATTCGCAAGCAATTACTTCTTCACAATAAAAGTGCTGCTTCATCCATATTTCGCATTTTTTCAGCCTTTCGTTCTCAGCCTTGAGTTCAGCGATGGCTGCGTCCACTTCGTCGGCTTCATAAGCATATCGGTGGTTGTATCCTGCCGACAAATCGGCGTTAGATGCAGCGTCAAATTTTTCAAGTTCGTCGCACTTCATCACAGCCTCCCAATCGCTCCGCAGGTGCGGACGTTGACGTGGAACGACTGCGGACGGAGCAGTTTCTTTGCTTCTTCCTTTTTCTGTTCTTCGGGTTTCTTCTTTTCTTGTGCCATATTATGCCTCCATTTCGTCCTGCACGAACTGCATCATGCGGAGTATTACCGCTCCGCACTGGGCCAGTTCCTGCAGGCAGTGCTTCAGGTCGCCCTGCTTGTACGCCTCCAGGGCTTCTAGGATTTCCTCGTTGAGGATGGCGTCGGCGTGGTACGGTGCTCCGCTGTTGACCTTGCGCCAGCCCTCCAGCTCGTCAACAATGAACCACTCACGGGCTCCCGTGAAGTCGTCGCAGAACTTGGGGTGCTTCGCGCATGCCTCGCGGTGCGCGATGTTTATTTTCGTCAAGTTTACAGTCTTGTAACTTTTTTTTCTCATACAGCTTTTTCCTTACCTCCTGCGAATGGCGGATTCATGAGTGCGTTCTCGTACTTGAACATCTGGAACATATCGGGCTCGAAACTCGCTAGAACCTTGTCTTTTGCCGCGTTGAAAAAGTTTCTGTCAACCTCGAACCCGAACGACTTGCGGCTCATCTTCTGCGCTGCGAGCAACGTGCTACCACTTCCGCAGCACGGGTCGATGACAACTTCGCCCTCGTCCGAGAAAATGCTTATAAGGCGTTGCAGTAGTTCAACGGGCTTTTGTGTCGGGTGGATTTTCGGCGTTTCGGTATCGCGTTTCCAGTCCATGCAGTTGAAAATCATCTTGCCGTTGTTGTTAAATTTCGGTAACTTGTTTCGGTAGAAAATGAGACCGTATTCGCAGTTGCCGACCACCTTCATGTTCGCTTTCAGCACTTGCGCGGAGAAGTCCTTTCTGAACACCAGATTGATGTAGTTCGGGAGCCCGTATTGCTTGCCGAGTTCGATGAACTTGAATTGCTGCTCGAACTCGCAGAACAAAATCATGCAGGGAGCCTTCCCGCTTTCCTTCGGCTCCTTTACGAGCATCTTGGAGCAGAAGTGCATGAATTCTGCGGGTCTAAATTCGTTCTCGGAATTGAAAAACTTTTTTCCTGCCTTGTCGCTCTCTCCGTTCCTGTTGTCGCCGTCAACGTACCACGACGGATTGGAGCCGTATGCGTTCGTGCCGAGGTTGTAAGGTACATCGGCGATTATGAGTTGCGCCTTCGGGATTTGGTACACCTTGTAGTTCTGGAATGAATCCCGATAAAGGTGCATATCGTATTTGTGCCATTCATTGTTCATTTTTTGTTCATTTTCCTTTTGTTCAAAATCTCCCGCAGGGGCATGAGTTTCGCGAGTACGTTGCTTATTCAGTAGGAAAAAGGTTAATCGCAAAAAACAATGGAGTCCCCCTGCGGTTTCTGGCAATCGTTTGTTCATGCCATACTTGACGACCCGCGCGGGGCTGTGTGAAGGGGATTCAGTGTTGTGGTTTTCCCACCCCGCACGGGTCTTAAACTTGTGGGCGTTGTTTTACCGAGGTGCGTGACCGCGCCCAATCATCGAAATATGCCGGAACGATTCTAGCCGTTCCTTCCGATACGCAAGCCCGTTCGGAATCGGGGACATAGACCTTCTTGCGCTGGTCGCCATTAAGTTGAGTTTCGTCTGCACTTATCGTAGGGTTTAGCCGGTAGCCTTCGCAGTGCGGAGAATAAGAGCTAACTCTCTAATAAGAGACTGACAACTCACGCCTTCTTTATCTCCGAGCCATCAAGACCTTTGGAATCCGTGCGAATAGAGCGAATCTCATTGTCAAAATGCCCCTTCGGTAAAGAAGGAGTCCACCGCTGAATCCGTGCGCTGGGGCTTCGTTCGCAGGCACTCGCCTGCTAGTGGCACTCGCGGAATCGAACCGCGACTTTGTGGCGGTGAAAATGAACTAAACCGCCAACCGACAACCGAGTGTGCCATGTTGCCGTGCTTGCGCGACTACCCTGCACGGCGTAGGGATAAACAAGGGCGGGTCAAGCCCCGTCGCTCGCCCTAGAAGGGCAAATCCTCGTCAGGGCTTGCGTACTGCGCTGCGTCCACCCTTCCGGCCTTCTGCGCGGGTTTCTGCGCCGTCGCTGCAGGCTTGGGGCTGTTGCGGAGCAGGGCGTTGTATTTCGCCACCACGGCGCGCGCCTGGTTCGCGTCCATAGCCTTGACACCGCGGTTCGCGAAGTGTCCGGGCTTGTTCACGAAGCGCACCTTCTCGTAGTCGTTGCCCTCGTAGGTCTCGACCTCGGTCGTGATTTCAACCTCCACGCCTTCGAGGTCGTTGCCGTCGTTGAGCGTGGCGAAGTCCATGCCCTGCCAGCCGATGTCACGCAGCGTCTTGATGGTGTTCTGCGCGCTATTGTCGGTCAGCCACAAGTCCGCGTAGAACGTCTTGTCGCAGGCATTGCCGTCATCGAGGCACGTTGTCGCCTTGATGCACAGCTTGACCGATGGCGTGTGGTTGTTCTTAGACTCTGCGAGCCCGTGGGAAGTGATGATGCCGGAGTAATTAGCCATTTTCGGCCTCCTTGATTGCGTTCTTTACGTTGTTGAGTACCTTCTGCAAGTCCACGACGGAGCGCGGAGTCTCGAGCCACTTGAGCGTCTTGTCGGCCTTGTCCTTCGGCAGACGTTCCAGGAGTCCGCGCAGCTCGATTTCTGCCGCCTTCGCGTCGCCTCCGTTGCCGTCCATATCCGAGAGGATGGCGAGCATATCGAGCGGCATCTGCTCGGGGAGTCCGTAGCGGTTCTTTGCATCCCATGCGGCAGAGTGCGTTGTCTCCACGACGCGTGTGCTGCCACCGTATGCCTTGACCTTGCCGTCCTTGTTCTCGACGAAGGTCTCGAAACGGGCGAAAAGAACCGCGTCGGCCCATTCCTTGAAGATGCCGCCCACCTTCGCGTTCAGCTTGCTCTCGAAGTGGTCGTAATCATCGCCCAGCACGTTTTGCACCTTGCGGAGCTGCGAGTGCGAGAGGAGCAGGATGTTGAGCCCCGCACGGTTGACCTTGTCGAGCGCGACGAGCAGCTTGCGTGCCTCCTGCTGCGCGAGGACGTAGCCCTTGCCATACCCGAAGCCCTCGATGTTCTTCTGTTTTCCCTCGGCACACACGTGGGCATAGAGCATAGGCTCGACCCAGTCCAAAGTATCGATAACGAGCGTGCGGAAGTCGCCCGGAGTCTGCGCAAGTTCCTCGCAGAAGTCGAGGATGTCCTTCCACGATTCGGGCGTGAAGTTGGGGATGCCGTCGAACTGCGGTCCGACAAGGCCGGACTCGCCACACACGAAGATGGGGTTAGGCATCGACGCGCCTGCGGTGGACTTGCCCACGCCTTCCACGCCGATGAGCATAATCTTCGGCGGCAACTTGGTCGGGCCTTTCTTGATTTTGGAGAGAAGGGTGTTGTTCATTTTTTTCCTCACTTTGTTAGGTTTTTCACGATATTAAATTCCACATCGCGAATTGCATCAATCTTTTTGTCAAAGATTTCTTTCACTTTTGGCATATCCAACTTGCTATCAAGTTCCTCGTTCGGGGTTTCGGCCTTGCGGAACAGCGTCACATCGTCAAGGCTCGCGCATCCCGTGCACACGTCGAAGTATTCGCATTGCCCGTACATGGAGCAGGCGTTCGGATTGCGGCTCCAGCGTCCGATGCGTTCGGCATCCGCGATTTCACGACCCACGGCCCACATATCGAACAAGTAGTCGGAGAGGTCGCTTTCGCTGCGCACCACCTCGACGCGCTGGAAGTAGTAGTCGGGACGTTCCGCGATGTCCGCCATCAGCCTTGCTTCCCATTCGTGCGGGTCCTCGTCGTGTTCGTGCTGCCCAGCGTAGAGCGTGCCATCCTTCTTGTACTTGCGGTTTTCTTCTGGCGTAGCCTTGTACGGGCGAATCGTCGGCTTGCGGATTACGTCATAGAGGCACACGTCCACATCGTATCCGAGGGTGGATGCGCCAACGTAGTAGCCGGACACCTGCCCGTCGATCGGGAGCTTCTTCCAGTAGTCAGAACCGGGTCCGATGTCCTGCGATGTGGTCTTGTGTTCGACGATGATGTGCTTGCCGGTGGCCTTGTCCTTCGCGATGGCATCAATCTTGCCCGCGAGCACCCACGTCTTGCTCACGCCACCCGTCTCCGGGTTCATCAATGGAGCCTCGAAGCCGAACTCCGCGCCGACGCGTTCGTAGCGTTCGGCATCGCTTGCTTCCCACTTGGCCTTGTAGCCCTCGAAGAGGCAGCGGAGCGTCACGTCGGTGTAATCGTCTCCCGTGAGCACCATCGTCTCCTGGCCGCCCCAATAAGCCTCAAGGAGCGCGTGCATCGCCGTCCCGAAGGAGAGAGCATCCGATGCCTTCGCGGGTCTAATCAAGTCCACGTAGGCGATTTTGTAGGCGCGGTGGCAGGCGTTGAACTTGCTGCGCATCGAGTTAGTGAGTTTTCTTTGTTCCATTTAAGCCTCCTCTGCCGCGTCGATGGCGGCGATTTCCATGCAGTTTTCCAAATCACGCATCGTGCTCTGGACTCCGAGTCGTGCGATGCAGTAGGCGCGCACCTGGGTCTCTGTCGGCATCTTGCCTTCCACGATGAGGTCTGCGATTACCTCGGCAGCGGCCTTTTTCGTGCGCTGTGCGTCCTCTACGCAGTCAATAAGTATTTCAAGGTCACGATGTGTCATCTAGCCCTCCAATGCGCCCACGAGGGCGTAGAAAAAGAGCAGGCCGAAGGGGAGCGCGACCGCGAGAGCCATCTCACCCAAAGTCATGTGTGCCTGCGGCTTGTATTCGTTGATGACGATTTCGCCGTCGTGGATGCCGTCTTGTGCGCGTTCGCGCTGGAAGTGGAGTTCGTTGTCGTTCATTTTTTCCTCGCTTGATTAGTAAGTTCTTGCAAGCATCCGCGCCGTCCACGCTGCGGTGGCGAAGTCGCAGCCACCCTTGCGGATGCGAAGAATCTCCGCCTGCACCTTCGGGTTGGATGCCGCCTCGCCGGAGCAGGTGATGAAGGCGCGTTCGCGGTCGCCGGTGACGGTGAAGGTGCTGCGGGATTTTAAACTTTTGTATTCGTCGGTCATTATTCCTCCACCATGTTGTGAATCTTCATCAAGGCATACACGCGCCTAATCTCTGCTTCGACATCTTCGCATCCGACTCTCTTGAGCGATTCCTTCACGGCACCTCTGCGATGCTTTATCGCGATGGCGACGGCGATGGGATGTGGGTAGTTGTCCGGGCTGCATCCGTTGCGGTACGCGTTCCCGCGATTCCAGGTGCGCGTATTAACGCACGCGCCCTCGCAGAACCTCTCGACCGCAGGCGTGATGTACGAGAGAAAATCGTTTGCTTCGCCAGCGTTCTCGTAGACGGCATGGCGACCATCGCCCGAACCCTTGAACGAGAGTTTTGTCGCTTCGCAGAATTTCTCGTAGCTGCCCGTAAGCATACAATAGAGCGAAATGGTGCGGTTACGGTTGAGTGTTTTTATGTCTAGCATTTGATGCCCTCCGCTACCATCTTGACGGCATCATTGTCGCACTTGGTTTCTTTCGGCGCGATGACCTTCTGCATACTCTTGTATATGTTGTCAAGTTCCACGAACTCCGGCAGGGCGCGCAGTTCCTTGTCCTCTGGCTTCGGGAGCCATCCGTAGGACGGCGAAAAGTAGTTGGCGAAGTAGTTGACACACCACTCCAAATCGCCCACGCTTACGGCGTGAGGAGCCATATTCTTGTCCTCGTGCATCTTGTGCGCGTCTCGGAATGCTTCGGCCATTCTGCGCGTCGTGATTGGCAACTTGTCAATCTCGAGAATCATGAACGCGAGATGCTCCGGCGTGAGTTCCCGGTTATGCTTCATGTGGTCGAGCTGCACGAGCGTCTTGATGACATTCAGGCGCAGGGCTTTCGCTAGTTCATTGACTCTATCCTGCATCTTATACCACCTTCGTGAAATTGGAGTAGTAATCGCGCACCATCTTCGCTTGACGATCGAGGTCTTGCTGCTTGAACGATTTGGGCGCGTTGTCGGCGTTCTTTTCGCCTTCCTTGTCCTTGCGCCTGCCCCAATTAAGCAACGTGGCATAGTGGCTCTTGTATCGCTTCCCGCTGCTCGCCAGGTACGAGGATAATTCCTCGATGAGCGCGTTCGCACGTTCAGCACCCACCGCCTGCACCAATTTCTCGAACTCGGCGGTAGTCATTCGGACATTGTTAAATTCGCCGTATGAGTTCTGCGGCGGTGTGGTGCGGGAGGGCTTGCTAGTTGCCCTCCCGTCCACGGGTCGCTCGTCCTTATCACTCAGGCTGTCGAGAGTTTTGGTGTCGGCAGATGTTCTAGTTTCCAGAAAGGCGGCATCGCTGCCGTCGTATATGTTAGGCGAGCCATCGCTGGTGTCGCCATCTGCCGACAAGTTCTTCGCGTTCTTTGCGCGACGAATATTGTCACAAATAGTCTTTACGCGTTCCTCGCCGTACTTCTCGACGAGTCGCTTGTTCACATCCTCGCTCGATGCGTCCGCGCCCAATTCCTTGATGACTGCGGCCTTCATCTTCTTGATGGACTGCGAGGCGCGATAACCTTCTGCCTCGACGATGAGGCTCATCGCGAACGGGTGCGGGTTTTCGTTCGTTCCCCAGCATCCGAGCGTGTACTCGAACTCGCGCACCCATTGTGCGCAGGTCTTGTCATCGTAGATGACATTGTGCAGTTCGCGTCGCAGGGCGGTTGTGTCCAATTGGACTTTCATTATTCCTCGCCGTTGCGTTCGAGTTTTTCGCAGACGGAGCGCATCGTTTCTGCCGAGTGCGCGAATCCAGCCTGGTCGAGTTCCGACTTGGCGTTCTTTGCCTTCGCCTCGAAATCAGCCAATGCAGCACGCGCCACGTTGACGAGCAAGGACTTTTCTTCTATCTTGAATCTAAAACCGGCCATAAAGCTCCTTGTATGGAGCATGGCTGCCGACGCGTAATTAGTAGTTTAAATATTCCGCATTATCGGCAACGATGCTATACCCCAATTATACAATAATTTTGACCCAAAAGCAACATTATTTTGTAAAATATTGCTTTACATACGCATTTGGTTTACATAAAAAAAGATAACCTAGGTATAACCTAGGTATAACATAGGTGACACCTTGCTTGACCTACGTGCCACCTCTTATGTTATGTAGTGTTATGTTTTAATTAAAACATAACATTCCATACCATTACATCCCATTACATTACATTCCATTACATAACATCATTTTATTTAATTTTTATTAAATATTTAAACTTGTCTTTTCCTAGAGGAAAAGATGCCCCCACGCGTTCAAAAAATTTCATGCGCATACTTACCCACCAAAACGCAAAAGAGCCCCCAAAAGGGGCTCTCTGTGCAAATGCGGGGCGATTACTTGACGATGCGGAGGGTGTCGATGTCCACCGGCAAGACCCATCGCGGGTCACGTTCACCCTTCTTCCAGCATTCGAGGGTGGCGTCCACGCCGACATTCAGGATGACGGCCTCGCCCTCGTTGACCTGGTTGAGCGGGTGTCCGTAGATTTTCTCGGCGACCTCCGGCTCGATCGGCGCGGACTCGTACCCGAGCGGCACGCACTTCCTGTGCTTCAGTTGCAGGGTGATGTCCTCCCCTCCCGCCTTGACGGTGAGAAGGTCGCCATCCTTCGCGCCCTGGTAGTACACGAGCCACCAGAACGCGACCCTGCGCACCACGTACTCCTCGGCAGCACCTCCGAGCCACTTGCGTATCTTCTCGACGTGTTTCTTCATTTTGCCCCCTTGTTGACCTTGATGTAGGCGTTCAGCAGCCACCGAACGAAGCCCGACCTGTTACCCACCTCCGCGACCGGCTCCCCTCCCTCGATGGCCACCGACATCGCCTTCTCGAGCTGCCGGCGGTCGAGCATCAGGTTGATGCGCTCGAACGGCCTGCCCTTGGATTTCTTGTTCATGCGGCCCTCCTTATCGGTTCGCTCCAGACGACGAGCGGCATGTATGACGGCGGGATGCACCCGAACACGCGCGTGAGTGCCTCATCCCTGCTTGTCGCCACCACGGACTCCGTGACGGTGGTGCAGGTCGGGCCGTGGAAGTGGCACACGTGCCACAGAAAGTGCTTGAGCCTTTGCAGTTTACGCATATTGACCTCGCTTTGTTTGGTTTAAAGGTTTTGCGGGTTTGCGGCGTTGCCCGTGCGCCTGGGGTGTTAGGCGATGCCGACTACTTCAAGGCCGTGTTTCGGTGCGTATTTCATGCAGGCTTCGACGGATGCGAAGCGGAAGCCAATGCGCAGCGCGTAACCGCCTTCACTCACAAATCCGAACTTAACGCCTTTTGTTGTCGGGATGTTGTCGATTTTTACCTTCATGATAACCTCGCTTGTTGTTTGTTTACATTTCAAATATACACACTTTACACACATTTAGCAATAGTTTTATTGTAAAATTTTCGTTTACAATTTATTTAATTATTGCATTTATGCGCATATTTGCATAAATTTATGGGTGTGAAGGGGGTTCGCGAAGCAGCGAGGGCGAACCCAATGGCAAGAAATCAACGCAGACGCGCGCAGGAGGCTCTTTTTAGCCCCGAACCGTCAACTATACCACCCGACGAAGAAAAGGCCGCAGAGCGCACGGAAACGCCAGAAACGGACGTTTCCCCGATTCCTCCCGCGTCCTCCCCTGCCGACTACATCTCCAGTCGGTACGGAATCGAGCAGAACTGCACCAACGTGCCGCGGCTCTTGTACGCCATCCTCTGCGAGGTGGTAAGGGGGCGTGTATGATTGGTTTCGTCAAGAGTCTTTTTAAGCGCAAAGATTGGGATGAGTTCTGCGCGTGGCTGAACGAATACCTTGAGGTCGAGCCGAGTAAACTTCCGATAACGTGGCAGATAATAGACTCGATGCAATCAGTCAATTACGTGCGATTGGACTTTGCGCCTGGAAAACCTTACAGTGTGACAACTGCCATCGATGACGATTCCTCATTGTGTGACAGAGACCATGCGTATTTGATGGCTAATCGAGTGCGACCCATACTCGAAAGGGCCATAAAAGAACAAACACCGAAAACCGCATTGTGGGCTTATTGGGGGTAAAAATGACGTTAATACCTGCCAAATCTGCAAAAAAGTTGCAAAAATCCACCGTAAAAACGGCAAAAAAGCCGATTTTGCGCGAAAAATGCGCGGTTGCCGCGACCTCCCCAAAGACCTCACGAATAGCCAACCTGGGAGACAAGGCTCATCGATGGACGGCAGAAGAAGCCCTTGCTGCAGGGAAAAAGGGCGGTCAAACCTTCGCCATACGCAACGCCCTACGAAAAGATTTTGAACGCTCCGCTGCCGAGGGTGGCAAATTATCCGCCATCTTCGACAAGGCGATAAACACTCTTGACATCGACCTGCTCACATTTGTGGAAAAGGCAGCAAAACTCGTCGGAGCGACTTTCGACCAGTCTGAAGAGGCCAAACAAAAAATCGAACTTGGCGGCAACCTCAAAAGGAACATCACAATCAACTTTCGCAAGGCGACGCCGGAGGATGCAAAGTAATGCCTTCTTCTGGTGCCGTCAAATGGCGGTGGTATGACCCAGACTGGGAGCCCGACGAACACGGCGACCCGGAGGACTTCGCCACCGATGCGCCGATGTCGCAGTTTCAGCTCGACTTCCTTGGAAGGAATGACGAGCCGTTGCTAATCTTACAGACGGGAGTCGGAGCGGGAAAAACGCGCGTCGCTGCGTGGTCGATCGTCTTGAAACTTCTGGACGGTTGGCGCGTTCTCGCCATCGCCCAAAGTTCGAAGGCGTTAAAAAACGTACTCTATCGCGACATCTTGAAGATTCTCATGACGATAATGCCGGACTACAACCCGGAGCACCTTTACAACAAGACCGACGGACACATAGGGATGCCTTCCGATTTTGGCGAGGCGTGCGTAGATGGAGGCACTAACGAAAACCCCGACGGCGTTCTTGGTTATACCGAATACGACGGAGTTGTATTTGATGAGGCAAGCCGAATTTGTCTTGAGATGCGAAATAATGCGGAAGACCGTAACCGTGGAAAGGGAATCGTTCCGTGGTCGCGCTACCTTTCGAGCCCCAACAAAGATCAACCCGAGCCGTGGTTTGCAGAAGAATGCCTTGCGAATCCCGACAAGGTTATACGCGCCACGTCACTAGATAACGAATTTACAACCGAGGAATACAAGGCGCGCCTTGAAAAAAGATACGTTAAAGGCTCCCCGCTATATCGTCAGCAAGTTCTTGGAGAGATTCTCGAGCAATCGCAGAGCACAAGAATCATCACGCTTAAAGAATTTCCCTCTACTCCTGGAATTACTCTCGAAGATGAAATCATTTGCGGCCTTGACTGTGCCGAAGGTGTAGAACGCGATGCGACCGCGTTCTTTGCGCGTCAAGGAAACAACGTGCTCGCGATGTGGAAGCTGAACGACATAGACCATGAAGAAACTGTGCGCCGTATTAGGAATTTCAACAAGGCCCACAAAATTTCAAAACTGAATATGGACTTGGCGTTCAGCGATTACGAGTACAACATCCTAAAGTACGAGATGCCCTGCGAGCAAGTGCAATTCGCAAGATCGCCGTCGGAGGAAAACAAGGAAAAGTATGCGAATATTCGTACGGAGATGTATTTCAATCTTTGCCACAAGATACGCAATGGACTATGTGTCGACGGTTTCGACTTGACACCAGAACTGAAGCAGCAAATATGCGCTATTCAATGGAAAACGAACGGACAAGGGCGACTTCTTCTCACGCCTAAAGACGAGCTGCGCGTTGCGTTGAATATGTCCACCGACATCGCAGACGCTGCCGCTCTTTCTTGTGTGGAACTCTCCAACATCGACGACCCGGTAATCAGGACGGCAGGCAACGACATGGACGAGGACGAGATAGAGAGGATGATGGATGAGGCATAAGTTTCCGGCATTCGAGAACGAGGACGTGTTCGCGATGTGCGTGCGCCTGCGCAGTGCTCGTCGCATCACACGCGAACTCGACGACATGATAGGCACGGTGCTGTTCGCCATCGTGCGCCTCGCCGTCGCCATCAACCTACGGCGCGCGGACGCGTACCTCGAGGAAGTGTGCCGAGATGTCGACGTGCAGATGGAAATCGTCTTGATGCTGCTCGACAAGATAGACACGGATGCCAAGACCGAGAACCCGCACGCGCTCATCAACTACCTGCTCGGGGTCGCCATCGCGCGGTTCAAGGTGGTGCGGCGCAACCGGGCGAACCGACAACGCCTGCGCCCGACAAAGTTGATGAGCGAAATTTGCAACGACAACAAAGTTCTCAATGCCTCGATGGAATACTCGCTCGCGATGTGCAGCGACATCGACGGCAAAACGATTTTCAAACCATAAACCGAAGGAGGACGCGATGTCCAGATTAGACAAGGCTCTCGCCGAACTTGCGGCGGAGAAACCAGAAGAAACGAAACCGACCGAGCCGAAGCCGGAAGAAACCCAGCCCGAACAGCCGAGCGAAACCCCGGAAGATAAGCCCGAGGAAAAGAAGCCCGAGGAAAAGCCGGAAGAAACCGAACAGCCTGCCGAGCAGACCGAAGAAAAGCCCGAGGACAAGTCCGAACCCGAACCGAAGCAGAAGAAGGAAATCCCCGACGACCCGATGAAGCGCGCCGAGTATTCGTTCCGCAGGCAGCTCGACAAGAACAACAAGAAGCACGCCGAAGAACTTGCCGCGCGCGACAAGGAGAACGCCGAACTCAAGGCGCGCCTCGCCGAGATCGAGAAGAAGCTCGACCCGCAAAACGCTCCAAAGACCCGCGACCAGTTCCCGAACGACGACGAGTTCATCGACTACCTCACGCAGCGCAAGGTAGACAAGATTCTCGCCGAACGTGACGCGGAAGCGAAGAAGAAGGCCGACGCGGACGCGGAAACCCGGCGCAAGCAGAAGGAAATCGACGATGAGGTGAGCGAACAGCAGCGCGTGTGGATGGAGAATGTACACTCGGCCTTCAACGACGAGAAGCGCGAGCAGGAGTTCTATGCAAAGGTGCAGTATAGCTCGCAGCGTGGACTCGGTCAGATTCTCGACGAATGCCCTGCCGCTGCAGACTTCCTCATGAACCACCCGCACGGCCCTCGCGTCATGGAGAAGGTGCTGAACGACCAGCAGACCTTCCGAGACGTGTTCGGCGACGGTTCGCGCCGTGTCTCGCAGCTCGACGTGTACTATGCCCTTCGCCGTGTCGACGAGCGCATGGATGATGCTCCCGCAGCACCTGCCACCCCTGCCGCACCTACCAAGCCCACGATGCCGCACTTGGGCAAGCCCGGAAAGCAGGCGGGAGGTGGCGTGAAGCCCGACATCTACTCCGACCCGGACGAGATGCGTGCGTTCGTCCGTCGCTTCAAGTAAAAAATTTTAAGGGGGTGCGCCTTCTCGCGACAATATGAATGCAACGGGGAATCGCGAAACCCCGTTCGCAGAGTCGGCGCACGACCCCTTTGTCTTTGGCCCAGACGGTAAACACGACCACTTGAAGCACCCATGACATTGTCCGTAGGTGCGCGGACGATTAACCGAACACCTACACCATTTGCGCACGTATTGTGCGCGGAGGATAATCTCATGGCATTTGCCAACAGCAAGAAATTGAAGCTCATTGCCGCCCTCGTGGGCGACGAGATGAAATATATCGCCGGCGCAAAGTCGCAGTTCCCGCAGGCCGAACTGAAGGGCAAGAAGTACGGCATGAAGGTCACGGGCTACCTCGCCGACCCCGGCACCGTTCACGACGGCATCGTTGCCAACCCCGACCATGTGAACGAACCCGAAATCAACGCCTACATGAACAACAAGAACACCTCCGTGGAACTCGACCTCTGGGATGAGTTCGTGAACACCGAGGACGGCGAAAAGTTCATGGAAGAAATCGGCGCACCGCGCG